GCTTCCGCATTATCAGCAATATCTTTCAATACTTTTTTAGGAGCAACTCCTGCTAATTTAGCCATATTGGCAACTTGCATTTGTACATTAACCGCAGTATCTTCCGATAATCCTCCTACACTTTCTAATACCCCCTGTACTTTTGCCGCTTCTTCGGCGCTTACACCAAAATTCGTTTTCATTAAAGTAAGACCGGCAACTGCAGCTTCTGAATAGTTTGCAACTTCTGATGTTTCATCTCTCAAAGCCGCCATTGTATCGTATGCATCTTCAAGATTTACACCATAACCTGCATATTGTTTATTTATGGCAACGGCCTTATCGTTCATATCGGCCATCATAGAATTTGTAATGCCAGTTTCTTTTCTAAATTCTTCGCTGGCTTTTTCCATGCCCATCATATAATCCAATCCAGCTACTATCGCACCAATTACCAATGTAATACCAGCAGTTGCTATCGCAGCTTCAACACCAAAAGCCCTTATACCGGAAATCATACCTTTAATGCCACCAATTACACTTTGGACACCGGCCGGCAATTTTCCTAAAATTTCACTACCACCCTGTTGTAATTGATTATATCTTTCTTGTTGTTGTAATAGGTTTTCTTTGGCAGCAAATGCCGCTTCTGCCATTTCCGCTTCTTCTTGAGATAAACCAACTATCGATTGTTGAAATTCATTTCTTCTCTGCTCTGCATCCGATATTCCAAACATTTCTTGTCTGCTCATTGCAGCGGCTTCAGCAGCTTCTACTTGTTCGGTTCGTATTCCTTCTAAAATAGCACGTCTTTGTGCCAAAATAGCACGGTCTTCATCAGATGCATCAACTTCTAGTTGTTTTAATTCTACTATCTTTGCGGTAATATTAGCGTATGAATTACTAGAGGAATTTGAATCAGTAAGAAACTTTTTTTGTTGATTACCCATTCTTGTAAAAGATGTAGAAAATTCATCCTGTAAGTCATTTGCTTCTTGTTGTCTCCTATTCCTTTCTTCTGCTAGTTTTGCTTGCTTTTTTTCTTCGGCCAATATATCTTTTACAACATCCAATCGGTCCTCAGTCAGACCAAGACGAATTTTTTCACTAGCTATTCTATCTTCTAAATCTCTTTTTTCTTGTCCCGTTGCAGTTGCGGCACGTTTATTCTGCTCGGAAATTCTTTCGTTAATTTCCGCAATTTCTTTTAATAAATCGAGTTTTTCTCTTTCGTTTGGAGTCATCTATTAATACTGAGTATTTATCATTCCATTATCATCTAACCATTTATATAGTTTTGGATTTTTAGTTTTCAATCCATCCATATAATCCTGATTTTTTGAATTGATTACTTTCAAATCTTTTTCTAACCTTTGCAGCACAGGATCATTATCTATTAATTTTTGAATTTCAGCAGGTGTTTTCACCTTTTTAGTGAAAAACCCAAAAAATTCTTTTAAATTTTTTTTAGATATTTTATATTTTTTCATATCGCCATGGTTTTATATTGTATAAATATCCAATAAAACAAAAAGTTAGGATTTGGGGTTACCTTATCCTAACTTTAGATGATTTTTGAGAGTTTGTTTTTTTAATTTGTTCAGATTCTTTCTTTTTAGTATCTACTAACTTATTATAATAAAAATTTCTTAAATAAGTTGGCATCCGATATACATCTGAAAAAGTAAAGCCATTCCCATAGTTTATCATATCAAATATTTGAGAATGTACCATTACGCTATGTTCTTTAGCTAGGCCAAAAAAACCCAACACCTAACGTAATATTGATGACCTCCTTTTCACCAGTTTCATGTTCATACTCATATTTCATATCCATATCAGGAGAAATATTTTTTACATAATCTCTGAATGCTCTACTATCTCTGGCTAACATACCATTTATCAACTTATTTACAGCACCCACACTATTATCACCGTCAACTGATTTAATCATATAACGTAATCTAGTTGTAATATCCGCAGATACATCTTTACTCAATTTTTTTAGAGCTTCAATATCCTTTTCAATTGCAATTTCATCGAAATGAGTAAGTAATCTAAAAGTAATTTTTTTACCACTAGAAGGTAGGGTATATTCAAACTCATTTTTATTTTTAAAAGCAGAAAAATCTATTTCTTTTGTTTGTACTTTTGATAAATCAATTGTTATTTCTTTAGTATCACCAGTAACCGATGAATAAAACTTCATTTTGTATTCAGGTCCATATCCCAATAAACGGGTTGCCAATACAATTGCGTTTTTATCACCAATAATAATATCATTTATATTAACATCATCTACAACAATAGATTCAAATAATTTATCCAATACTATACCTTTTTTAATAAGATTTTGATTAGAAAGAATATCTTCTTCTTTTGCGGTCATGTGTTTAATCGTAATTTGACCAGATGCCAATGGATGGTCTTTTGGGTACACTAACCCTTTTGATGGAAGGTCTAATACTTCCGTTGGAAAATCATATTGTTTTTCGCTCATAACGTCTATTTTTTATTTGTATATATAAATACATAAATTTTAAAAAGTTGGAAATAAAAAACCCCCACCATTTCTGATGAGGGTTGTCCTTCGGTAGCTTCCGTAAGGAATATTTTTAGAATTCTAAGATTGCGTAATCGTAAGCTAATGTTAATTCGATTGTTGCAGGCTCGTTAGAATCAAATGCAACATCACCAAAGTTTGCTTGTGAAATGAATGCACCTTTTAATTTCCACTGCTCAATCTTATCACCAACCGGTCCTAACATATAGAAATCAATATCTTTTTTGTAGAACTCTGCGTATCCATCTCTACCGGTAATAGATTCATGTGATAAACGAACCCACTCCATTACACCTTGTGCTGCAGATGGAACAATTGGGTCATACAGAGTGAGAGTAATATCTTGCCACTCACCTTTACCTTTCAACTTTCTTTTTACGTTGATATGGTCTAATGTTACTACTTCAAATTGAATAGTAGGTCTATTAGCCGCTTTTACAAGATATGCAGGTAATCCAACTTCGCCGAATTCCATCACATACCTATTTTTCATCTTAGGTTCGAAGTTCGTATAGAACATCTTATCAAACTCTAGTATTTCTGCCATTTTATTGTTCCTTTATTTTATTAATAAATATCTCTTTGTTACGTTTTTATATTATGCTGAGAAACTTGCTCCGGTTGGAAGAATGTTGAAATCAATTACGATAAATTCCGCAGTCTTCGCAGGTTGTAAGAAAATTTGTCCAGCTAATATGTTTCTATCGATTACATCAGGTGTGTTGTTAGATTCATCCATTACAACTCTGAAAGCGTATAAACCTTGTCTTTGTTGAATTGCTTCTAAGTAAGGGTTTACGGTGTTTAAGAATCTTCCTCTAGTTGTTGCGGTGTTTTGTTCGAACACTAAGAATCTAGAAGTAGATGCGATGAATTTCTTAACAGTGATAAGTAATCTTCTAACATTGATTCTATCTAAAGCAGATGCTTTATCTTGCAATGTTTTCTGTCCGAATGCCACAATACCTTGTCCAGGGAATGCCGCAATTGGGTTTACTTTGTTCTCATATAGAGTATCTCTTTCAGCGTGTGTTAATCTATTCAATACACTAACTGCTCCGGTGATACCACCTCTATTCAAACCTGCAGGTGCAAACCACTCAGCCGCTAATCTATCGTTTTGTGCGAATACAGCTGGCAGTAATACTGAAGGTGGAACAGTTGTAAGTTTGTTTGTATTTGTATCAATTGTTTTAACCCAAGGATAGTAAGTAGCTACATAGTTTGAATCTACTGAATTTGCCGCTTCGGTTGCTTCAGTAATTGAATCAGTATAGTTGTTAAAATCAGCAATGTAGAATGCATCTTGTCTATCTTCAACCATATCAATTACTCTTTGAGTAACCGATGGGTGAATACTCTTAACAATACCAGGAGTTACTACCATATTGATATCCCACTCATCTGGATTAGATACAGCGTTTATTGCTCTGGTGTATGATAATGAACCACCAGCAATTGCAGAAGAACAATTAAATCCTTGTGTATTTGCCGCACCCCATTCTGCATCACCAGCTTTAGCCGCTTTTACAGTTGGGTTCATACCATCGTATCCAGCTTGGAAAGCCAATACAAATTGTCTTTTAGCCATATCAGATGATGCCGAACCTGTCATTTCGAATGTTAATCCTAAAGAACTATTATCGAAAGCAAAATCTACGTTAGCTCCAACTCCAACACCCAAAGGTAATGGTTTTAAATATTGTTTGTTATCAGTAGATACACCTGTCTTTTCAAAATCAAATCCAGAGAAATTCAATGGAGATGATGATGTGTTATTAACCGAACCGGTTGTATATACAACTGCCGGAACTTTTGATGCATCTAACGTAACTAATGCAATTGGGTTAAAATATGCAGAGTGTCCAAATGGAGCCGCTGATACAGGATATGCACCCGCTTCCTTAACTTCTACTCTAATATATTTTGACCTAGCTACATAGTCACCATTTTCAGTAATCTTACCATCAGAATCGATAGTTAAATATCTATCACCAATTCTTCTAGCAATGTAGTTAGGAGATGCAGGGTCTAAGTTTACATTATTGAATGTTTCAATAACAGCTTTTCTTCTATCAGTATCAACAAAACTTCTAACAGTTACGGTAAATGTTGCGTAATCAGTTGCACCATCTTCACCTGCTGCTTTTACATTCGAAATACCAATTTTGTATTTAGTATTGTAATTAGTACCATGTCCTAATGTTGCAAAACGGAAAAGTTCGTATCTATCACCACTTATATCTTGAGATTTAACCCAAGGAGTAAATGCTTCAGAATATGCAGGAACTAGTGTATCTCCTGTATAATCTTGGTCAGGTAATTCTTTAACTTCAAATGATGATGAAGCAATTGCCGCACATACTAATGATGCTGAATTTTCAAAATAGATGAATGAATAACTTTTCTTAGATGTACTCGCTTGTGATACAATTGGAGAAGTACCAAATACATCGGAAATATCATTTATATCAGCCGGATTCAATGATGCAGAAATTGCTACCGCTGAACCAGATAATAGGTTAGAATCCAATCCACCAAATAGTATAAATCTACCTAATGAATTAAATGCACTAGCACTAGCTGCAGTTACTGTATCGAATCCAACATCTTGTGCACCTAAATTGGTATTATATAATACACCAATTAGTTTTTGAGTTGAACCAGATGGTGTAGCAAAAAGACCTAAAGCCTTAGATTGCTCATACCCACCAACTCCAGCTACTCTTACAATAGTTGCCGAACCAGCTTCTCTTAAATAATTTTGTACTGAATATTCAGTATAATAAGTTCCATCAGGTGTTCCGAAGATATCTTCAAATTCTGATTGTGTTCTCACGATAGTAGGAACAAACGCAGGTCCTTGTTTAAAAGGTCCTATAAATGCTGCTCCAATTTCCCCTACCCCTTGTGCTATAAATGATAGGTCATTTTCTCTTGTGAATACACCAGGTGATACGATTCTTTCTGCCATTTTATTTCTCCAATTAGATTTTTGTTATAAATTGTATTCTGTCAAAAATACACGTATAAATATAAATAAAAAACTCAAAACACAATTTTATAATAGAAAGTGTTTTGAGTTCTTACATTTTTTATTTTATACATTTTAATCAGCAGAAGCTGGATACAATGCTTCACCTGATAATGGGTCTGGTGTAGCAGAACTTCCGGATGTTGGTGACCAAGGTAAATCAGTTTCAGTAACTACTTGAATACTATATTTTTTAGTATCAATTTCTTTTTGTGCTCTACCTAAGATGTGTTCCCAATAGTTTGTTGCTGTATTAGAACCACTTACATGATTTTTTACCCATGTTAAAACTTGTTCTTCAGTTAATTCGTTATATTCAGTAAAATTATCAACATTAACATCAGAAGGTCTAAATGGAGTTGCTCCACTAAACGAACCCTCAAATCCATCTTCATCTGTGATTGTGACTTTCCAATTCGTTCCGATTATTACACCGGAAAGGTCACCGTAATTTTGTTTTCTTAGGCCTTTTAATTCCCAATGTTCAGTATATCCCATAATATAATTGTTTTCTATAAATATATTTATTTTGAAAAATAACTTATTGATTGTGTAATTTTAATATCTTACCAACAATTTCTTTTAATTCCGCAATTTCTTTCGATTGTGATTCAATAATTACCTGTTGTTCTTTAACCGATTGTATAAGTACAGGAACAATTTTTTCAAGTTGTACAGTCTTATAATTTTGTCCAGATATTGATTTACCATTGGCAAGTGCATCAAATGGAGCCGGTTTAATAGCTTGTGGTATTACTTTTTCAACTTCTTGTGCAATAACACCGATATCATGTCTATCTTCAGGATAGAATCCTAATTCATCAACAATCTCTTTCCAATCAAAGTAAACACCTCTCAATCGTTTCAACATTTCTAATGCATCACTAATTGTAGTAATATTTTCTTTTAATCTTTCATCGGATGAATACGCAACTACGTTACCAGCTGCGTACATATTACCAGATGGGTCTAATTGCCATCTATTAGCACTCATTGACCATCCACCAATACGAATTACGTTATCACCATCCAATCCCATATTGGTTGCATACACACCAGTTTTGTGCCAAGAGAAGAATGCGGAGTTGTTTCCTTCCGAATACGCTTGTAAGTTAGCGGTGTTTGTACTACCACAATAATAACCTCTATTGACGTTGAACATAAACTGGTAGTTGGATTGTGAAAATCCTCCATTACAGTTTGCATATCCTATTCTAGAATCCCCAGCACCACTACCAAAGTAGTATCCAGTATTATCTCTATCATAGTAAATGTTTGCCTGTATAGCTCCATTTACTAATATATCGTTACCGGTGTGCCAGTTAAGGTACATTGGATATCCTGGTCTCGCATCTACGTGTAAGTTACCGTTTGATGTAAAGATTTGTGCCCAATCACCTATATGGTTGTTAGCGCCAACTCTTAAATACGCCCCCCACCACCAGTTAGGTCCGTGTAAAGTACCACCTCTAATTCTTAAACCTTGGTTATCAGTATTGTGTGGGTCTAAATAGTATCCAGTATCTTGGTTATCATAGAATATAGGTCCTCTTACAGAACCACCTGCTTCAGTATATCCATCAAAGTATGTACCCCAAGAAGTTGTTACAGCTCTACGAGAACCCGCCCAATAAAGATTCAGTTCAGCACCACTCATATACCATATCCAACCTCTAGCTGAATCATGAACACCTACGTTATCACCACCGGTACTCATAAAGGTATATCTACTCTGTATGCCCCAACCTTGCCAGCCATTTCTACCGCCACCATAAGTTGTTATATTACCATACGGATTCCCCTCACATTCAGGCATC